ATTTTTTTTCGAGCCAAAATTTCACCTTCTTCGAAGTGTAAACCTAAGAATTAACCTAAAGCAAATTATTCTTAGGTTTTAGATTATTTTTGCGTCACCTACGCCAGTTACATCAAGTAAGTAACTGGCTTCGGTGACGCCTATTTTTGTGTTTCTTTATTATTTTGTTCTGAAGTGTTACTTTTTTCTTGTGTTTGTTTACTACTTACGGACTGTTGTGGTTCATCAAAGGTATCATTGCTGCCATACAGACCTTGCTGCCGAAGATATTCGAGTGCTGCAGGATCATTCAAATGATTGATGAAATTCATAGGATCGTGATCGAATTTAGCTCGAACGTAAGCAGGTAAACTGTAGAATTCTTCACGAACTCCAGACACAAGCTCAAGAGCTGTACTGTAGTCTCCGGGTAATGTGGCATCTCCGAACTGCAGATAAGCGTACTGCGAACTATCGCCAAGATCAAGAGTCATAATACCTTTCTGACCGTCAGCATACTTGTTCACGATGTAATTGATATCAGTTTCATCTTTCTCGTCCTGAACCGTAAGAGAAGGCATGGTAAACTCAATACCGCAATGATCATGTTCTGCTGCATCATCGTAAGCTGTCTTAAATTTCATGGTTTCACCTCCTTTCGCAGGCGCCTAGACGCGGCGGGCGTGGCGTACAAAAAAAGGGCGATCTCTGCGAGACCGTCCTTTTTCTGATACGCTCTTTATTAGATTATCATTTAGTAGAATTACTGTCAACAGGCTGCACATATTCTATGGCGCGACCAACCATGACAGGAACGTGGGACTCGTCACAATTCTCAACGTAATAGCGACCGTCGCCGTCACCAAGATTGCCAACATAATACAAAGTAAAATCTTCAGGATATTTTTTAATAAGCATTTTATCATCGTTAACTATACCCTCGAAAGCTCGCAGCGCAAGCATATCATTGTGGTAAACCTGCGGAGGACTGAACTGTTCAGCCTTGGAATCATAAATGGAATAAAGCCTCAACGGAACCATCTCCTTTTCTAAGTGCAACTAAATACCTGCGAATCATAAGATATAACGTGGCTGATATAACATAATAGTCATTATCAAGGCGAATAACTTTAGAATCATCAGGTTTAAGACGGTAAGCGGCATATTTACTTCCACGAAAAGAATAATAAAAAGGAATATTACGCTTACAACAGAAATTACTAATAGCTCTAAACTCACTAATAAGCATCACCTCATTTCCGACTTAATCATAACACAGTCACAATACCTTGTCAAGTTTTCTGCCAAGAAAATGCTTATACTTACCTTCCTGAACGCGGCAGCGGTCAATCAACCGCTCGAAAGTATTGTTCTCCAAGTTATGCAGCATCTTCTCAATACGGTTATTGCGAATAAACTCCATCCAGTAAGGATGCGTTTCATCGAATTTCTTGTCGTAATAACGAGGAGGACGCATCTTTTTACCGTTGATAACGACATAATCGTTAGCATAACACTCTTCACCATGCTCTTCGAGCCATTTTCCGCCTATGCCGGGACGATTAGATGCAAGCATAAACTCAGGCGTACGGCCTTTATAGTAAGCAGCAGCTTTACTGCCAGTCTGTTTTTTGACTATATAGCGAGCGACATAGGCAGCAGCGTCAAAACTAAACTCGCCAATAAGATGCATACCGTATTTCCATATCTTGGCAAAGCGAGAAGAAGTATAAGTGTTATAACCGTCTGTACGGAACCGAAAAATTTTGTCATCAAAATCAATATTAAACAATATGTAATGATAATGGGGGCGACCATGAAGTTCACCATATTCACCGCAACCGAGAAAACGAATGCCGCTGCCATACTCACGACGAAGATTCTTCATGAAAGTCTGATGAAATTTCTTGCTTAAGCTTTCATCACGCGGCAAATGACAATCGTCAAAAGTGCAAGTAACGAAATAAGCAGAAGACGAAGAACGGGCTTCGTGAACAGCACGGACAGCCCATTGTCTACTATTTTCGAGACGACAACCGATGCATTGTTTACAAGAACAACGAATGAAACGAATATCGCCAGCAAGCTCAGGGTGAGAGGCAAGGCTACCGTAAAAACTATAATGCTGCTTTCCATTTTTCGTAATCGCTCCTTCGACTGGGTACATAAGAATAGGATTATAACAAACCATATTAATCACCTGTACCGATTGTATCAGGACTAAGTCAGAATGTCAAATCCTAAATCCACCTCGTCCTACTCTTTTAAAATTTCTACGACGAGATCTGGAGGTACGCCGGAAAAGACGGCGAGAACCTCGTTTAGATAAGCGACGCCTTCTCATTTAGCATCCCTCCAAGAACCGAAAAAACGGCTAGTTTTTTTAGAATCATTCTTATTAGCAACTGGCTCAACAAGCTGCGCAACATCGGTTTGAAAGTCCGAAGCAACTTTTTTAGCAGTAACAGTATTCGAAGAAGCTTTACCTTTCAGAGCTTCGATTAGATCCACAACTTCCTGAATAAAGGGAACAACAACAGAAACAATGAAAGTCAGAATCATAGTAGTTTTATTAGACATAATAATTATCTCCTTCCAAGATAGCGGCCTCCGAGGAAGCCTATAACATTTTTGACGGTGGAACCAACACCGCTAGCGACAGACCTAGGAGCACCTATAAGACTTTCAATATTTTTATAGAAATCACGTTCCATACCTGCCATTTCAGTTTGAATGTTGTCAAAGGCGGCAGCAGAATTAGAACGATTAGCAGAAGCAATGTTGTTTAAAACACCAGAGTTAAGGTAAGAACCCTGAAGACGAAGGTTTTCAAGCTCCAAATTCATCTTTTCAAGCTCATAACCAAGACGTTTTTTATAGGTCTGCTCGCGAAGATTCAAATCATTTGCAAGAATACCATTCTCAAGAACTATACCATGGGTTCTCTGGCGCGTAGAATCGGCTTCTGCGGCGTTTTTATCAATTTGAGATACTGAAAGATTCTCGGCATTCTTAGCCTGCCTTTCAGCGGCACTAGCGGCTCTAGCAGAGTTCATGGTAGAACCAATATCACTCATACCTACAGAAGCAGCTGAAGCTCCAGATATAGAACCGCCTATACCATTAGTTGCAGCAAGAATAGGGTTAAGACCAGCGGAACGCATATCATCAACAGCCCACTGATAACGATGTTTATAATTTTCAACGTTCCACGCGTTAGCTTGTGCTGCATTAGCAGAATTGTAATGATTCTGAACTGCAGATCCAAGAACAGAACCAGCGACGCTGCCTAAAGTATCAGAAAGCCATGACATATGACCAGCTCCTTTTAGAAATGATCAACAAGACCAGGTGTGCCAAACATAGGCATAGGACGCACAGTAGTGTAACGGAAACCTATGTCAAGCAAGAACTCAGGCTCTCTGGGAACAGCGATAATGCGCTCAATAGGCGGATTTTCCATAATAAATTCCTCGTTTAGAGTAGGAGCGTTTTTAAAGAACTGTGAAAGGTGCCATACATCAAGGTTACCACCAGTTAAAGAGCTGCGGAACTTGCCTGTAATCTGCGAAGGTTTATAGCGATATTCGGCATAGCGTTCCTGATAGCCAAAAACAGTAGTATCAGCTTCAGAACCTTGAGCATAGATCTCACGAAGCTCAACAGCCTGCTCACCGAGATGAGCGAACGTGGGCCAATAGAAATCATAAACCGTAGAGCGAAGCCACATCTTGTTGATACCCTGCTGATAAGTAAGATCGGCGCGAGCGCATACAAAGCCGAAAACATAACCATGTTCGACAAAAGACTTAGTAAAACCATGGAACTTGGCAGCAGTAACACCATAAGCAGAGAGATTGCCTTGAGGGGAGGTGTCGTCGGTTGCGGAAGTCTGAGCTATTGGATTAACATTAACCATCTTAGTGAAGGAACCTAAGAATTCAGGACGCTGCAGCCTTGCATCAGGAGAAACTACGCCGAAGAAAGAGCGAAGCACTTCTGTATACCGACTACCGCCACGAGCAAGGCGCTCATAGAATTTCTGCATCTGAAAAGCAGTACGAAGACTATTGATGGTAAATATACTTGAACTATCAAGATCAGCATAAGCAGAATTAGAAAGCCATGAAGAACCGGGTTTACAAACAACCTGAGACGTACCAGCACCTTTAATAGCATGACCAGCTATAGAAACATCATAACCACCTTGATAGTCTAAAGAACCGGTTCCAGTAAAAACATTATGAACGCCGCCATCTTTAGAAAGTTGTGCAGCGCCTAAATCGGCATTAGCCTGCGCAACAAAAAAACCTGTAACAGGCTTAGGATCAACTAATGTAGCGGTACCGGCAAGGCCTATAGACACACCGGGTCCCTTCTGTGTCCATGGAAGAGCAGAAGTAAAGTAATCATGACGCTTACCGCGTGGCGGACAGGCTAAGCCGGGAATAATATTGGTACCTGACGTGAAAACCCAAGAAGGCTGATCAGCAACACGGGAAGAATCCAATACTTCATTGGTATCGCCTTTCTGGATCTTAACGGATTTCTGGAGATTTTCATCTCGAAACCATTCGTTCCAAATGAGGTATACACCACGAAATGGAAGAGCATTAATACCAGATAGATTACCAGACGTATTCACGGGCAAGCCGAAATAGTCCCATAGAGAGCCTACATAAGTATTATCAGAGTTACCAGTAGCAGCAACAGTAGGGATGACATAATCAGTACTATCATCAGGATCTTCCTGTTCAAAACAAAAATTCTGCCAGTGTTCCCAAACAAGGCGATTTGGGACAAAAAAGAAAAACCAGTCCAGATAAATATTATCCATGATAGGCTTAATAGGAGTAGCCAAACGAGCGAAGTAATTAACAGACATCCTAGTAGTATCGCCAGGCAGCACTTCATCAACAAATACAGGTATGAGCTTGCCTGAATTGAAAGTTGTCTTATAAACATGGGAACGATCAAACTTAGTTCTTTTCATGTACATTGCAGGAGCATCGCTAAAGCGATGTCCTCGAACTCTTATTTTTTTTCGAGCCAAAATTTCACCTTCTTCGAAGTGTAAACCTAAGAATTAACCTAAAGCAAATTATTCTTAGGTTTTAGATTATTT